ATATGACCATTTGATATTTCGTTTGCAGCATTACCAGTATTTTCAACAATAGTTGCATAAGTTGCATTAGTAAATGGTCTGTTAGCATCTCCTGCATCTCTAATTGACATCAAATGTCCTGTATAATTTGCAGTACTATCATCTATACCACCAACTGTAAATTTAATTAATATAGATTGATTATCAAGTGTTTGTGTTACATTACTAAATGTAAAAAGACATACATCATAATCAGTAGTCATACCAGTCAATGTAACTGTTTCATCTGAACTTGTTATTGTATATTCACTTAATAAAACTAAACTATTTTCTGTTGCCATTATAAAACACCATATACATCTATATCTATATTTGAAAATGTAGCATCAAATATTGTAAATCCTGTTACTGAAGTTGTACTATCTAAAGTACCGCCACCTTTAATATAAGTTATATTAGAACTATTAAATCCAGATGATTGAACTGTCATGTGTGTAAAAAGACTACTTGAAAATGGATTATAAACAAATAATTTTGCAGCAAAAGTATCGCCAGTACTTGTGTATATTATTCTATCAATTCTATCTGCACTTGTACTTTGTGGTTCAGAACCAGAAGTTAATTCAAAATTTCTATGTCCATATCTATAACCACTTGTTATAGCAGTACTACTACTATCTAAAAATCTAAAATCAATTAATGAGTTAGTTGTTGTTATATGACCTTGTACAACAATATGGTAAACATCATAAGCATCAATAAAGCAATTTGTTACATCAATAGAAGTAACTGATGTATCGCTAGCTGATTTTACTAATTGTAATCTTGACATTATGCTTTAACTCCATATAAAGATAAAACTGTTTCAGCATTGTAATTGTAATTATTTCCAGCAGTTACTCTTATGCCATCAACTGCGCTTTTAGAATAAAAAGTTCCACCACCAGTACCACCATGACCTTGTGCGCCTAAACCGCTAATAAAAGTAACAACACTATAACTTGAACTGTTACCTAATCCATATAACCAAACCACGCCATAACCATTAGAACCTTGTTCGTTTCTAATTACTGTTCTTATGTATGTAGTTGCATTTGAACCATAATTAGTATTATTTGATTGGTTTAATAATTCATAGTTATATGCGTAATTTGTTCCACTATTTAAAACTCCACCTTCTTTAAATCTTATCCACATTTCTGATTGACCACTTACATTACCCATGTTAGATACTGTTAATAAATGTGTATCGTAAGTAGAAGCATCAATACTGTCAAAATCTGCTTCACCATCATGTGCCGCTGGTGTAATTGTCTGTATAAGTTCTAAATTGCCCATTACTGACCATTGATTAGCTAGTAATAATTCAGAAATGTCATTAACTTCAAATATACCTGTGTTAGAATCTCTAGCTTGTGTAGGACTTGAAGGTACGAAACCATATTCGTTTGTTGTGTTTACCATTGTTTAAATATAATAACACATAAAATAAATCAATAGTTTAACAATTAGTATTTAGAATTTAATCTTTTTTAGTTTTATAATTTTTTCCAGTAACCATTACATCAGAAATTTCATAATTAATGTTTTTATATTCTTCCTCGTTACCATTTCTAACTGATAAATTTATTTTTTCTTCGTTTCTTTTGTATATAAAGCATTGTACCAATGGTGTACCAGCTGATATAGTGAAATTGTCATTAAGTATTGAAAATGGGAAGGTAATATAACCCCATTTATCAGCTTCGACAATACCACTCATAATTCTTATGTCGTTTCTAAAATGATAAAATGGGTCAGTATAATAAATATTATATCCTTCTGGTACAACAATTTTATAAGGTAAACCTATTTTCATTAATCTGTTATCTTTTGTTAAACCTAATGGCATATTATCAATTTGTTGTTTACTGTGATAATACAAGTGATTAGGTTCTAAATCTTCATTGACTGCAAATCTACTTGTCATATCCCAATACTGCATACCGCCAACATCTGCATTATCTTCTGATAATGGTTCTGTGTATAATTTTAAATCTCCCCATAATGGTATTATTATTCCTTCAGCTACTGTATCTTGAATTGCTGGACAACTTTTAGCAGTTATTGGACTTTCTAAATTATTATTTGTTTCATGTACCCAATGAGTACCTTTAGTATTAATTTTTGCTTGTTTGTACCACTCTGGTAAAAATTTATTACTAAGAACTGGTGGGAATCTATTAATAAAATATTCGTATTCTTTTTTTAATGGTATTATTTCTATATTCATAAACCGCTCTATTTTTTTGTATTATCTAATTATATACTAGCTTCTACCCACGATAAAGTATCTTCATCCCAAATATATTGATTATCTTTTATCTCATTAGGATAAGGTACTGGTGGTTGCCAATTAAAAACGCTATCTAAAGACCAGCTTGGGTATGGTTGTGGAAGTATAAAAACATCGTTTTCTTCATCGTATTGACTTCCATTAGTAGGATATACATTTCTAAAACTGTTGTTATAAGAACATTGTATCCAATTTGTATCTTGACCTAATAATGATTTACAAAAATCTATACCTGTTTGTTCATCTTCTACACCATCAACAGTAATAACATCATTGTTTACAACAATTACTCTTACAACAATATTATTTTTTACTTCTGCAAAATGCGCCATTATACTGTTATGCTTCCAGAACCTGTAAATTTATAATAAATATATCCACCAGTTGTATATTGTGTTGGAGTACCAGTTGTAGAACTAGCTGCGCCTACGCTATCTGGGTATCTTACTAAACATATACCAGAACCACCAGCTGATGAACCGCCACCACAATACCAACATCCGCCACCGCCAGAACCAGAATTAGCTGCGCCTGCGTTTCTTGGTGTATTACCAGAATTACCTTCTCCATTACCACCACCAGCTCGACCAGCGCCACCGCCACCATTTTTATTAGCGCCACCGCCACCGCCAGCATATTGACCACCTACTCCAGATGAAGTTGCAGTTGACCATGTTGAATATGCAGATGTACCATTACCGCCAGAACCGCCATCGCCGCCACCGCCAGCGCTTCCCATGCCGCCACCGCCAGAACCGCCACCGCCATTTCCGCCGCCACCGCCATTAAATCCTATGTTTCCTATACCTGCAACGTTTGATGAATACCTACCAGCGCCACCGCCACAACCGCCAGAACCGCCATTATTATTATTTCCACCACCACCGCCACCGCCAGTTGCAGAAATAGTGCCTAATGTAGAACTAACAATAGTGCTAGCTTGTGAATTACCACCGCCTACTGTTATTGTAAGTGATTCTCCAAATGGAAGGTCTACTGATGTACCAGAATTAGATAAAGCGCCACCAGCGCCACCACCAGCAATATTTCCATAACCACCACCGCCAACAACTAAATATTCAAATGGGAAGTTTTGTCTTTTAAATTTATTTTTACCTAGTAATTCAACAACATCATTAACTGCGAAAACTCCACTATTAGCAGAACTTGATTGTTCAAATTTTTTTCCAAAAAATCCAAATTTAGCCATAAGCTATCCTTATGTAATTTCTAAATAAGATACAAAAAACTCAATATCGCCTGTTGCTGAAGCTAATGCTTGTAACTTATCGCCAGTTTCTAAAACAAGTTTAGAAGTACCAGCTAATTCAAGCGAACTGTCTGCTGGAACTGTCATGGTATAAGCTATGTAAGCATTTTTGCTTGCGCCATCAGTAACTTCTACATCAACTGTCGCATCTGATGCGCCATCTACGTTAGTAGCACGACATGTTAAGACTATAACTTGTGTGCTTGCGCCAACTGTAGCTATCAAGTCAGACATTGTTAGACCTGCATCTAATGTAACTGATTTAAACGTATTTGCCATTTTACCCTTCCTATCCTAATGCTATTACTATTCCAATATCTGCAAATCCAGCAGTATCAACATAATCTTTGACTGCTGCACTTGTAGGAATTGTTGTATCGTTATCGTTAGAACTAATACCTTCTGATTCTATTACTAAAGTTGAAGCTGCTATTTCAGATGTAGTAACTGCTAAATCTAATTTAGATTGTGCTATAGCTGCGCTTGCATCTACTTCTGAATCTGTTATTGCTAAACTTAATTTAGATTGCGATATTGCAGCAGCTGCATCTATTTGTGCATCAACTATGCCTGCAACATCTAATGTATAAGTATTGTTTACATCATCGTAAGTGCCAGTTAAAGCATCGCCAGAAGAAAATAAATCATTAAATCTGTCATCAACTCTTTCGTTTGTAAAATATAAATTTGTTGTGCCTTCAGTTATATCATCTGATGTACCAGATAATTCTGACAAATCATCTTTAGACTGAACTTGTGTATCTACATAAGCTTTTGTTGCAGCATCTTGTGCAAGTGTTGGGTCTGATACGCTAGTAATTTTATTACTATTCATATCTAAATCACTTGTTGGTGCAGTAAAGTCTGTTATTTTATTTGATGTTGTTGTTGCGCCAACTTGTGCAGCGCTAACACTATGTGGGTTAGAAGTATCTGAAGTATGAGAAGTTAAATCTCCAGAAGTTGCTAAACCAGCTTCACTTGCAGTTTGATTTATCCACTCTGAACTTGTAGAATCATAAGCTAAAACTTCGTTATCTGCTACTGATGCAATAGTTACATCTGATAATTCTCCTAATGTATCTAATGTTAATAATTGTGTGTCAACATAGTTTTTTGTTGCAGCATCACTTGATGCAGATGGTTCGCCTACATTAGTAAGTTTCGCAGTACCTGCATCTAAATCTTCTACTAATGTAAGTGTGTGTCCAGTTTTAATGGTAACAATTACACCACTAGAACCAGATAATGTATCTACGCTTAATTCACTCATAAAATCCTTAATCTTCCATTTACTGTAAGTGTACTTCCGCTATCAACTGTTATTGGCGCTATTAGCACATAGTTATATCCAGTATCTAACGTTTTATCTTCTGCTATATTAGTACCATTTTTGATAACACCTTGTTTTTGTACACCTTCAATTCCAGAATCTATATTATTAAGTGCAGCTTCGCTCAATGGAGTTGCGCCAGCTACCCATGTTTGTTGTGTATAATATTCTCCAACGTTAGCCAATAGTATCAGTCCTCTCTATCTGTATCGATTCTACCGCAGTTTTTGTACGACTATATAAAACTCTTGCGAATAATACTCCAGAATCTGTAGTTGCAGATGCAGAACTACCAGCAAAAAAACCTATTTCTTCTATTGTTCCTACTGCTTCTTCTGGCGCTACATAAAGATTAGTTATTGTAATTCCAGTACCACCAGCTATTTGACTTGTTACTGCTTTTCTAAAAGTTTCATTACCTAATGTTGTGTCAGCAGTATTTGGTGCAGTATTGTCAGAACCAATTGCTACATATTTTATTTCTGAATCTAATGTACTTTCTCTTAGTGATTCAGCAAGTAAGTTTTTTCCAGCAGAAGTTATAAGATTTTTTAAATTTGTTTCATCAACTAAATTACCATCTTTATCAAAAGCTTTTATTTTTAAAGTTCCTTGCCAATTTAACATACAACTAAACTCCCACTTACAAATGTTGAGTTACTAGGTAATGGACATGCCAATACTGTTTCAACATCTACTTCAGATATACTAGCAGTTTCTGTGCCACCATCAGCTCTAACAACTAAGACTTCTTCTGTATCTATGTTTTCTGATATTTCAATAAACGCATCACTAATCTTGTCATCCATATCTCTAATAAATGATTCAAAAGTATATTCTGGTGGAGAAGCAACGCATTTAACATCATAAAACGTAATACCATTTCTAAATCTTATTCGTATGTGGTCAATAAGAAATATTCCAGATATATCTTGGTCAACTAATTCAAAATCTAAAACTTGACCAGCTCTTAATCTTTCTGGACTGTTTTTAGTAGTAGTAAAACTAAGTAATGTACTTGTTTGTGCAAATCTATCTAAGTAACTAGCAGCTACATCAATAGCAGCTTCTGAACCTTTTATACCAGATTGTGTAGTTGCAGCATCAACATAACCAGTTGTGCTTCCACCTTCTAACGCAGCTATTCTATCTACTTCTGCATCATCTCTTGCTAATGCTACTAATTGATATTGACCTTTATAAGTTATTCTTAAAGAATCAGAAGTTCCTATTGCAGTATCAGTAAACTCTTGTACTAACTCTGTTGAACCTAAAGCAACATACCATTGTTGACTAATATCAGTACCACGAATACCTACTGTTTGAGTTACATATCCAGAACCAGTATTAAGTTCAACTGTTGGTATTTCGTTAAATGGATAACCAACGTTAAAAGTTTGTCTTGTACCATCTCCTATAAAAAACTCTTCTTGTGTATCTGTAACGTTTTTAACATTTGTTATAAATTGACTGTTACGATATTTAAAGTTTGCTTTATCAAAAAATGGCATAGGATTTGTTAATACATCTCCATCTCTAACTGTAAATGGCGCATCGTTAGAAGTACGCTCATAAAAATGTAGTGCTTTATTTTCATCAACGTACCATACTGCGTTTGTATATTCAGATAAAGTTCTTAATGCTCTATCTCCATTAACATAGTTAAAGACCATCTGGTCAACTACTGCCAAATCATCTATTGTTCCAGCAGTAATACCTTCAGCACTAAATACATTACTGATTAAATCTCTTACAATATCTCCAGCAGTAGAGTTTGTATAGCCACGTGCAACAATTCTTTTGTCAATAAAGAAGTGATTGTCTGCACATTGTAGTTTCCAGATTCTTTGTGTTGGACTAATAAGCTGCGCTACTGGTTTAATAATTACACCTTTAAATGCTATATCTCCATTAGTATCTGTAACTTGAACTGCTTGGAAGGGTTCAAAATCATAAAAAGAACCACCAGTCTTACCATCAAAAATATGTATGATTGCACTCGACCTACGCTCTGCGTTATCATCAATTATTAATTTATTTTCTAACGCATCGTAATTAGTGCCACCGATTGTAACTACAACACTCATTAGATTATTCTAAATCGGTTGTTAACTTGTAATCTATCGTTAATTTCTTGCATATTTCTATCTGCTCTTGCTTCAGCATCTAATGATGAATCTATGTATATTTTATTTTCTACTGTAGGTGCTAGAAATTGTTGTACCGCAGAACTTCTTAAAGATGCTTGGTCTGCTAAATCTAACATAGGTAATATTTTCTTTGCGACATCAGATAAAGCTGCATTTTCTAATGAAGTCAAATTAATACCATTTACGTTTGCTCTACCACTACTTAAACTTGCGCCATTAGGACTGCCACCTAATACAACTTCTGGTGGTTTTGTATTATTATTGCCAGAAGAATCATTGTTACTGCCAGAATCATCGTTACCGCCAGAAGAATCATCGTTACCGCCTAAGTTATCTCTATCTTCAGTTAACAACTGTGAACGAAAAGCATCTGAGTTACTGTATGAACCAAATCTATCAAAAGCAGATAAGTCTAATCCTAAAGAACTGAATAAAGCGTTAATTTCTTGATTATTCATACCCATTACTGATTTAAGAGTTTCTCTTGCTTCATCCATAACCCCTCTGTCTTGTGCGGTTAATAATGCAGCTTGCATGTTTAATCTAGCTTCAGTTAATTCTAATCTTTCTGCATCTGTATCTATAGCAGCTTCATTTCTTGCAACTGTTTGTGTTGCTATTTCAGAATCTAATTTTTTCATTTGTTCTGATGCTTGCATGTAAGCACGTGTGGACATAGTGGAGTTACTTATTGCATCTGCTAAATTCTGTTGTACGTTAGCAAGTTCTATTGTTACATCTTTAGAAGTTGCTTGTCTGTTTTTAAGTTCAGTAAGTCTTACTTGTTGTTGTTTAATACTTAATTCATCTCTTGCATCAGCTTCTTCGCCTTTTTCATCTCTTTGCATAATTGCATCAGCTAAATCTAATTCAGCAGAAGCAATTTCTAATTTAAGGTCTAAACCATTTTGTTGTTGTTTTAATAAACCTTCTTCTTCTTTTTGGAGTTTAGAAATTTGCGCTAGTTCTAATGCAGTCTGTACTTCGCCTTTACCAGCTTCTTCGTTAATAATCTTTTGTAGTTCAGCACGTTTTGCATATAATTTATTTAGCTTTTCTTGTTCAGCAGCTTGCCTGCCTTCTATTGTCATAACGTTTTGTATTGCACTTGTTAAACCTATCATCGCAGCAATACTTTCATTAGCTATTGCATTTTGGTTTAGAAGTCTTTGTGTGTTTTTATCTAACTCTATTGAGTTTTTTTGTAACGCATCGGAGTTTTCTTCTGTAGATTCTGTAAATCCATCTGTACTACCAGAAGCAGCGCCAGTTGCGTGTTCATAAGAATACATTTTATAAATATTTGAAGTTAGCTCTCCTTCTAAAGCTCTAATTTCATCAGTAACTCTTGTTATCCCATTTTCTAATTGCCATGTTTGATAGCTACCTGCTTTTTGTGATTCTAAGTGTTCTAACTGTGCTTTTTTAGCAGCAATAGTTTCTCTTATCTCATCTTGTCTAGCTCTACTAAATCCAAAAGCTGCTTGTGTCATATCATCGTAAACTTTTTGTTGTTCGATTCCTATATCTTTACCTTCTTGTAAAGCTATGTTGTAAGCTTCTTGTGGTGGAACTCCAGCTGCGATTGCTTCATTTAATCTAAAAAGTATGCCTTCAGCACTTTTAGCAGAACGTAAATAATCTTCTTGTCCAGCAGTCAAAAGACCAAATGCGTTCATAACAAATTCTGCTGCTTGTGATAATGCTTCTAATAGTGGTATAAGTGTTACATCTAAAATAACTATTACGCCTTTTAATGCGCCAGATAATGCGCCAGCAAATACGCTAGCTAGTAATTGAACTATAGGTGCAAGTGCTTCAATAATATCATTGAGTGGTCTTACCGCTGGCATAACTGCTTGCAAAATTACTGATACTAAATCAGCAAGTGAAGTCATTACTGTTTTAAATGCTGGCATTAAAGCTCTTACTGTTGGTATTAATTCTGAAAATAATGGAAGTAAGTTAGCGCCAACTTCTGTCTTAGCTTCTTTAAACTCTGCACGTAACATACGCATTTGGTTTGCAGCGCCAGCAGCTTCTCGACCTAACTGTCCTTTAATATGACCCATCTTCTCTTCAATGAGAATTAAAGATGCAGAAGCTTTTTCTTGGTCTGTTAGTAATCCTACTGAAGCTTTACCAGTTAGGTTCATCGCTTTTTGTTCTATTTCAGTTTGTCGAAGTACGATACCCATTGATTTAAGCATCTCACGCTCTCCTGTTAAAGCTTTGGTTATTGCCTGTGCTGGAACTACTGCGCCTTCTTGAATATTCATAAATGCAGCAAGGTCGCCAGATAAACTTAAAATGTTTGTGGACATATCAGCAGCAGCATCTGAAGTGAAGCCCATACCTTGAATAATAGAACCTGTTACCGCCATCTGTTGTTGCATCTCTGCTTTTGTCATACCAAAAGCATGTGCCATCTGATTTACATAACGTGTAACTTCTTGTGTTGCGCCACCAAAAGTAATTTCAAACGCAGCTGCGGACTCTTGCGCTTCCAATGCAAGGTTAGCCATCTCCATTGTTACATCAGCTACTGCTTTACCTACTGCAATAACTGCTGCTACTTTAAAAGCTCTACCTATGGTTTGACCAAATTTGCTTACTGAACTAGCGCCACTATCTAAATCTTTTTTTGTTCTCTTAGCTTCATCGCCAGTTTTATCGATTGCTTTAGTTGCTTTGTCAAAAGATTGTTTTGCTTCATCTCCGAAGTCATCTGCGGATGCAGCAGCTTTTTCTAAATTCTTTTTAGCTTCTTTTAATGCAGCTTCAAAATTCCTATCATCAACTGTAAGTATTGCGTTAAGTTCGCCAACTGTTAAAGCCATTAATTAATCCCCAAACTGTTGTTTAAGAAATCTATCCAGTTGCTTACTTGATGTAATTTCTGTCTGTCCACTTTGTACTTTCTGTTGTTCATATTTATGCAATTCTACTGTTACGCTTGCGCTGCTTAAACAATTATATAACAAAATGAACCTGCGCCATGACATGCCAGCTTTTAATTCTGACATTAAGTCTATTCGGTATTCTCTTTGAAAATCAGCTTCTATAGATGTCCAGTTACTAAAGAACTTTTTTACTTGTCCTTGTCGGATGTGCTTTTCTGCTGCGCTTTCACTTTTGGGTCAACACCACCGCCTACTAAACCATACTTTTCAAGAATATCTTGGAGTACATCATTTAACTGTGGTAATGTCATCCCTTTGTTAAGCCAGTCATCTATTACTTGCTTGCTAAATAAAGCGTTTAATAATCCGCCTATATCATTAGCCGCAAGTTGCTCATCTGCGCCTTTGCTTGCCGAAATTTTTGTAATTTCCAACATGAACGCAGCAGAAATAGTCGCTGGTATCTCATAGGTAACACCAAATATTTTATATTTGATTGGTTCTTCTTGCTTCTCTGCCCATGCAGCATCGAAGTCTTTAAACTCGCCACTCATTGTTACTACCTAACTACTAGATGTCAGTATATGTTACTGCGCCAGTTGCTCTGATAGTAGCACTCCATGTCATAACGTTATTGACATCTCCAGCAAGTGTGAATACACATGTGCCAGAAAATTCAATAGTTGACCCACCATCTGTTGTTAACTTGAAATTGATTGCAGCATCTGCTTTACCATTATCATAAAGAATTTCTTGACCAGCATCTATAGCGCCTGTGCTATCATCTTCTAGCCAGAATCCATTGAGTGAAAACTCAATAGCTCTTCTAATTACTTTATGCTCGGTTGCAGTTCCGCTACCAAAATCAGTTACATCAGCATCAGTTGGACTGTTAGACATTGAGAAGTCAGTTATACCATTAATACTGGTGTATGTTACTCCAGCATCTGTGGATGCTTCCCATGAAGCAGTTTTAGCTGCTACTTTTGCATTTGCCATCTATTCTCTCCTATTAACTAATTGTAACTTCTGTTACTTCCTTCATCATAGACTTCAATTTGAAAATTGACTGTCCACTCGTGCCTGCCATTGTCATCACGACCAATGTCTATTGGCGTGTTTTGCGCAATAACTTTTATAACACGACTACCACTAGATATTAGCGTAGTATTTGTAAGTCCTAACAATTCATCATAGATTTCTTTTGCTATGTTATAACTTACTCTTGGGTCTTTAGTACCACGCACTCTACATTGAACATTTATATCGCTAAATGGATTCTTGTCATCTCCAGTACCGCCATATTCACTTACCATAACTACTGTATCTGGACTATCTGGCATAACTGAAATAAAAACATTACCAGTTACTCCAGTAGTGTCAAAACTACAAGATGTTATATTATCTCCTATCCACTCTGCTACTTCTGATGCCAGCATTACTTAATTTGACCTTTCATAACCTTACCCATTATTTCTAAAGCTTTACTTGCGTTTTGTTGAAGTGGTAACTCTAAATACTTAGCGATACGACCTTCAGCGTGTCTATAATCTAATTCTTCGTGTTGTCTAATTGCATAAGGAGTATCGTAATAAACATAACCAGATTTCTTTCCGCCATCTTCTACAAGTTTAACTCCAGCAGATTTTTCTAACATACCAGTATCTTTTGGAACAACTTTAATTGATTCTTGTTTAACAAACTCTAATCCTAAAGTTATTGCTTTTTCTTGTGCAGTCATAACTTTTTTCTTAACATCATCTCCAAACCACTTAACGTTGTAATACTTAGCCATTAGTTAGAATCTAATCCTAAATCTACTTCTTTATGCGATGTATGTTTATAACCCATTATTGTATCTACTCCTAATACGTAGTAAGTAATTGAACCTTCATCTCCATCTGACCAAACTATTTTATCGCCAACGTTTATGTCTTGTGTACCTTTACAAAATAATCTAGCGCTTGTAATTCTTTCATCGCCTGTATCTGTACTGATTCTTTTTTTAGATGGTTCTATTCGACATCTAAATTCATCTTCTGCGGTTTCGTAAACTTCTCCATAAGCGGATGAACCTTGTTTAGAATATCTTGATACCTTCATTGTTAATAATGGAGAAATTATATTGTGATACTGTACCATTATTCATACACTTGGTCATCAGTAATAGCTTTAGGTAAACTGTCATCATAGTTATAAAATACCGCAGCTCTATAACCATAGAAGCCATGATTAACTAAAATTCTTTTTGCTCTTGGTGCTAAATCATCTGGTGCTTTATCTAATTGAAGTGAACCTAAAGATATTTTTCCATGAAGTTCTAACATATCAAAATCATCAATACCTAACTCGACCATATATTGCATCTGAAATGCAGTTGCATCTCTTAAAATATCGTGGACATCTGTATTAGTTGGGTTGCCATCAGTATCAATTTTAAATGCAACATTTACGTGAAAATCAATAATATCTGATGCAATTTGAAGCTTTGCTAATGTTACTGTTTCTTGTGAAGCATTACCACCAGTAATAGATTCGTACTCACTAACTGTGCAGTAACTTGGTCTTAAATAAACTTTATTTGGCATACTACTCTTCCTCTAATGTTTTTAACTTTTGCGGTGCAGCTCTTCTTTTACCAGTCTTGGTTTTCCATGCGCCACCAGCTTTGTCTGGTGCTTCAATAGCTTCTATCTTTTTTCTCATGTGCTTTGGTATTAACGAATCATCTTCAAAAAAAATAGCTTCGCCATTTAGCATGTACCAGCTCATTATTCTTCTTCCGCTTTTACCGCAACTTCTTCTTTAATTTCAACTTTATCGGCATCTTCTCCAACTGGTTTCCATCCAAACTTTAATGCTTGCTTGACATTGAATCCTTTGTGGATAATACCTTTTTTATCTATAAAATCCATGTTGTGATTATAACCCATAAAAAGAAAAGACCATCCAATTTAATGGATGGTCTTAACTTAAAGTGTATTACTACTTAGACCGCAGCAATATCTGTAATTTTTCCATGTGCGTTTGGATTACCATATTTTAATCCAATTTCTCCATAGATTTGGAACTTCTCTGAAGCGCCATCTTTTGCAAGTGGCTCAACAAATAAGAATCCCTTATCTGGAACGTTCATGAATACTGGAGAACATAGTTCAGCAGAAACTACTACTAATTCAGTAGTTGGCATGTGTCTGTTCAAAAGAACATTTACTTTACCAAAATCAGTTTCTATTGTTGTTACGTTTACTCCTGCAATGTTTCTTGACTCTTCACGATAGTTTTTGTCAGTAACAAAAATATCTGTTAATTGTCTTTTTACATTAGCGTTAGCCATGAGTGTTGCGGTTTCTGAAACTGCGATTCCGCCATCTTCCCATATTGCTTGCATAAGGTCTAAGACTGCATCTTCTGTTAAGACTTGGTCTGTACCTGTACCATCGCCAGCATCATCGTTATATTTGATGTTGCCTGCTGCTTCGAGAATACCTCTGGTTTTTCTTTCAGATGTATTGTCTGATGGGTCTACAAATGTACCTTGTAAGAAAGAATACTCTGCATCTCTTGCGATTTGCTTTAGCATTTGCTCTACTTGGAAGTCCATTTCGTTTGTTACTGGGTTATCCCCTTGTATATTTTCGCCACTAAATGCGCCAATAGCAGCTAGCTTGGAATAGCTAACTTCAATAACTTCTTGATGAATTTGGCAGATGTTGTAATAGTTAGCTCTCACTCTTGCTTCAGCAGTTGGTGCTGATGCGCCTTCAAGTGCTACGTTTTGCCCTGCGCTTCTCAAATCATAAGCTTGCCATTGGAAGGTTGGAGAAGTAGTGCTTTCGCCACCACTTAATCCACCGATTAGCGACAAAAATGGTGTGTCGGAAGGTGTCAACTCAAATAAATCTCCCACGTAATTTGGAAGGTTAAAAGTTGTACCTTGTCCTGTGATTCCTGCCATTTCTGGTTATCTCCTTCTAATCAACTTGTTAAATTAATA